CTACGCTCAGATGCGTTTCAATAATGTTGATTAGGTTACCAGGTTGTTAACCCTGGTCCTAATTTGACGGAGAAACCTCTGGGTTAGAATGGAAGTATTTTCATACTCCAATCTAGGCACTATCAGAAGAGATTCCAACCCCCTATTGGAAGTCTCAACCTAAGGATTTCCTTGTTACCAAGTTCATCCCGCCTATCTTGATACCTCGATTTAGGGACCAAGGTCTCCACCCAATGGAGAAGGAGTATGCAGTATCCGGACGGGGTCCGGTTCGGCGTCTCTTCCTAACTTTCGTTAGGCGATTTGGTTATCTTACTTCAGATAAGCAAGTAGGTGGCCCATTAAAGCTCCTGTTCTTGGATTACCCTTCAAGGCCGATCTCAAGGTACTGCTGATAGTATTCGATAAGACTACACGTCGAGCTATTCGGGATTAAATAACCGATTCGGCGTCTCTTCTCGTTCTACCGAGCGACTTGGGTATCTTACTTCAGGGAATCGAAGATTGGACTCTTAAGTCCTTCTTATAATCGATCCCCCTTCAAGGCCGAGCTCATGATAGAGAGCGACGTGCAGAATTTCGATTCGGCGTCTCTTCTTCTCTCTCGAGAAGCGATTTGAGTATCCTACTTCAGTGAGAAATCACTAGGTGGTCTATTTCAACTCCTATTGTGATCTCTCCTTTCAGGGCCGATCTCAAGATACTAATCATAACATCGAAGTGATGAACTTCTAGTTATCCTCCTTCCCCTTTGGCCCAGATGGGTCAACAGTAGCCCTAAAGGTGCTAGAATGACGGTACCAGCGCTTTAGAATCTTCGATTCGGAAGAAAGACGGCTTACGCTGTCTCCCGACCTCGTCTGAATGTTCTTAGGAACTGGTAACGCCCCAAGGTCAGTTTCGATTGCTCGAATCTCCGACCAAAGGGCTTCAAGTCCATCCCAGTCAAGAGATGAAACTTGAAGTTCTTCTAGTTTAGTACGGAGGTCCCGAAAGGTTATGACCGTATCAAGAAAAGCCGTCCTGTAGACTGTCTCATTGAGAGAGTCAACCACTTCTTTCGGAGTGGAAGACTCTATACCTCCGTGAGTCGGACTACGATCAGGCCCTCTTGGTACCGTGCCATAATGTTCCCGATCTCGATACACTGTCCCGAGCGTCTTGGCTACCTCAATCAGGGGAAGCCATTTCTCAAGGGTTTCAAGAGCAAGCTTTCGCTCGCTCTCGAAGAACCGTGGAACGAGACCTTGAACCCGGTCCATCGCTGTACCATATAAGGAAGTAGCCGACCTCATGGTCAGCCACCCTTTAAGTCCAGCATAGGCCGGCCCGGCGGGACCGTAGAACGTAACAATGTAGTTACGGAGCCGTTTTGGCATTGAAAATAGACGCTTAGATGCGTTGGCCTTAGCTTTGTATCCGTAGCCCAAAACAGACAACGTCTGTCCAAGGGTTAAGGAGTACTTCTTAATAAGTTCGAGTAAGCCAGCAAGAGATTGCCGGCCGACAACAAACTCAGCAAAAGGTACCATGCTAACGTTCTCTCCGTTAAGGAAAGTTCGTTTTGCAAATTCAAAGGTAGAGCCATTACGCGATTCGAGGCTCTTATGAGCCCCGATAGCGACATCTGCCCGTCTCATCAATCCTAAGTACTCCTTAGCGACACTGCTACGAGCTATCACTACGTCGTCTCCCAAGACGGCATAGCCCTCGTACCAACCTTTACCAATAGTTATCACGCCCGCCCTAAAAGCGGCCCATTGAACGATTGCATGGTGAATAAATGCCAACATCGCCCATGAAGACAGAGCTCCCATGGGTTGCCCAGTAGCATACTCCACGTAGCCTAATTCGGAAACCAATTGTTTAGGTTGGTTCTTGCCGAAGAGACCCGCGTGGGTGTATGGTACTTACGACCAACCATGAGGCAGCCCCACAACTCCGCCCCCCATGCCGTTAGGAATGGGCTTAAGAGGATCTTTTGCAAGACCAATGGGATTCGGTCAGTCGCGGACGATAAGTCAAATGAGAATACCGGTGGAAGGCGACCGTCAGACTGACGGTGTGCCTCTTGCCACCTTCTCAAATTACGAATCGGACGCTCCTGATCAAAAGTCCCATCTTGTGGAATTTGCTCCAGGAGTCCGAATACACCCTTGTGGAGTGCATTCATGATCCATTGTGTCCACGGATCGACCATGGCAAATACTCTGATCTTACCAGCCGGTTCTGGTTTGAACCCAAGTTTCCCGAGCCAATTAGTTGCTTCAAAAGGGCACGACGGCCCCGATGATGAGAGCGGAAGGGAATCCTCCCACACCCACAACTCCTTGGCCCAGGATTCTATGCGGTTCAGCACCCATATGTTCCCAGTCATTCTGCACCAATTCGTTAGAATCGGATACAGAGGACTGTGAAGCCACGTGAATGCTGAACTTAGCACCGATGCAGGTGAGGTACTTTGCGCCCCTACGGGAGCATTGTACCCTTGCACCGAAGGTCCAGACTTAGAAATTACGAATGGTTCGGCTCGGAGTGACTTCATGTACTCCAATGGACCCTCCCCCTCTTCCGACCAAAGTGCGTCAGTTACTGTTCCTTCTTTTTGGAACTTAGTCTTCAACACTTTGACCAGATGAGTGAGTACGAATTGACTAAATTCGTACCCCAAGGTAGGATCCATCCGTGTTCCGTCAGTGATCGATTTGATCTTTAATTTCCCAGGAAACTCTAAGACTCGGTATAAGCCGAATAGAGTAGCCCAGAATCTTATCGTCCAAATCTCACCCTGACGAATACGAGCTCTGTGAAGAGCTGGAATAATAGAAGGACATCCACCATGCGTTCGACCGACCCGCGCCCCGAAAGGCGTAAGATCGTATAGGCGTTGTCCGCCAACAAATTGTTGAAGCATCGAGGAGCAAGCTTTCAGGTAGATTACCAGAAACTTGATCCCTCCTGACTTATACAACAAATGGTAGGTTTTCAACGTGGTGATAACTACTTTGACTACTGAAAGGTTAACTCTCCGTCCCAGCAACGCCACACATCCAAGGACGTGTGGTATCGCCGGTCGCCCAAGTTTTACCTTGAGCATGGCACCAAGAGACGCATAGGAGCTT